CTTAGCAGAGCGTGGGTATAACCCAGAGCGGGCCATACTAGAAGGTACAGGCGAGTCCGCTGCGCTAGGCGGCGGTGCAGGTGCCACCATCCAATTCCTCGTAGACGCGTTCACAAACAGCCGTAAAGCAGGGATAGATGGCGCACCACAAGAAGTAACACCTGAAGCCGTGCAAGGGGAACTAGACTTACAAGGTGGAGCAGGCGCAGCACCACGTATAGGATTGCAAACTAATTTTGAAGGTGAACAAGGTGAGATGTTCCCCCGTGCCGACTTGGGGCAAGCTCCAGAAAGGCCAGCAGAACGCGATACCCGTCAAGCAGAGTTTGATTTTGACGAGCGCGTAGAAGAACCTAGAGAACCTGATCTTGTAGATCGTATGCAGCAGAAGCTACTGACAGGGCCAGACGACCTTGGGCTAACTGTGGACTCCAAGGGAGAAGCACGAACACGCGATCAAAAAGCCGCTGCGCGTGCCGAGGGTATGCAAACAGTAGAACGTGCTAGAGCAGAGTTACGTAGCACAGGGGAAATATCCTCGGATACTATGCAGAAGCTGCGTACTGCACCCGTCCCGTTTGAAGCGGTATCTAGTGTACTCAAGGGGACACGGTATGAACCTGCGTTGGACCTTATAGAGGGGACTGAGTTACCCGCAGGTATCGCGTCATTAGATGCTTCACCACGACCCGTGCAAGACAAAGCTAGGTTTGACGCTGCGGTGCAAAGAGCACGCGCTGGGGGTCTAGGGGCGTTAACAGAAGATATTGCACGGAACGAACAAGCGGCACAGGCGCAAGCTAGAGAACGTCAAGGGTTAGCCGCTGCAGAACGTGGTGATGTAGAAGCCTTTGAACAACCTGATCTGTTTGCAATAGAGCGTGAACAAGACGAACGTAAGTACGGCAGACCAGAACCTAAACCAGAAGCTGCGCCCGAACCTATGGCACGCCCTGTAGGACCAGTAGCGGGACCAGAACAGTTTAGAGCCGATCCAGATTTATTAAGTCTAATAGAACAAGATAAAGCGCGAGAAGACAGCGCACGGGTACGCAAGGCTACGGAAGCTGAACGTCAGAAACAGGAAGACATTGATGTAGACACTGAGCTTGGCCTGAGAGAAATGCAGGCACGGGTTACCGAACCTGAACGTAGGCGGAAAGATCGGGAACGTCCCGAACAACTATCGTTCCGCGGTGACTTACGACAACCTAAAAAGACCCCTGAAGGTATAAAACCTATTGAGGAACCCAAAGTTACAGTCGCAGATGTAGGGGAACCACTACCGGAAAGGAAAGCCGATGTTGGACCAGTTGACACAACAGCAAGTGGAGTTGGCGTTCCGCCTGTTGGACCAAGCGGTGCAGTCGGACCCACCACAGCCGCTCCTAGTACCCCCGATGCTACGACATCTGACAGACGAAGAGTGGGACGCCCTGTGCGTAGCGCTAGGAGAGCTGATGCACCAACGGAACCGCAGCCAACTACATTAGATGCCCCAATAGATGAGGACGCCGCATTACGGGAAGCGGTGGATGATCCTACGCCAACTACACTAGCGGGGCGCGAGCGCCAAGGTCCAGATCGCCCTGTAACACGTCAACGGATACCCGGCACTCGAGTACGTGTAAACAAACAAACGCTAATCGCAGAAGGTAAACCGCAGTTTGTGGAAGACCCTACGTTAGCGCCTGAACCCGTAAAAGAAACTACAAAACAAAAGTTCGCTACACAGAAGGCCGATGCGGCCACCAAGAAGCGTGCAGAAACAGCCAAGGCAAAAGAAGCCGATACAACGCAAGCAGCAAAATTTGCAGAACAAGACGCAGATATACAACGTCAAGGTAAAGCAGATTCTGATAAGGATGCCCCCGCAGCGCCTATGACCGCTTCCGACAAAAACAAGATACTGAAGTTGATGGACGCCAAACGCACAAAAGCAAAAGGCTCACAGCTTGCAAACTCAGTACAAAAATACTTTAATCAGTTCCCTACGTTTACCGCTGCGCTAGACGCAATAATATACGATGTAGGTATGCAAACGCCTGACAGAACACGCAACGCACAAGAATACAAAGATGATCCTGTGTTGGCTAAGTTTTATACGTCAGACCCAAAAAACAATTTGCCATCCATGGGCAAAACCAGTGCGCGTAGAATTACTGATTGGCTAACATCTAAAGACACGGGCATGTCTGCCGAGCTACAAAGCTACGTTAAGGCAGGAATACAGATGGAAAGCCAAGCACGCGCTGCGCAGGCTAACTATAATGCTACAGACAAGGTGGCTGAAGCACGGTCTAGGCTAACTCCTGAAGAATTAGCGGAACTAGAAATTATCAGTGCAAAAGACTTACAGCTTCCCGCCGAGCTGGTGATAGACACACCGATACGTCCATCTGTAAAAGATGCTATCAACAAAGGTAACTTAGTAGACGCGCTGAACGCATTGCGGTTCACTACTCCGTCGAAAGATATAGCGTTGCTATCCAAGCGCCTTGCGGAAACTTTGGGTGACACCAAGATTGTAGCTAGAAAAAACCTGCGTGCGGAAGATGGCGCTCCGGTAGCTGGTTACTTCGACCCTGCTGATAACACGATATACCTAGACAAAGACACAGGGTTTACCGGGCACGCGTTACTGCACGAAGCGTTACACGCGGCTACGTCTGGGATCATCGCAAACAAATCGCACCCGCTGACTAAAAAGCTAAACAGGTTGTTTGAAGAAACCAAGGAACAACTAGCTGACGAATACGGGCTGACCACGATGGATGAGTTCGTTGCAGAGGCGCTGTCCAACCCTGAGTTCCAAACACAACTGAAGTTGACTACAATCAAAGGACGTAATCCGTGGCAGCAGATGGTACGAGCCATCTCTAATTTTGTTAGGACATTGCTTGGACGTTCCACGGTACCAGATAGCTCTGCGTATCAGGCAATCGACGAGCTTGTGCAAGAAATGATCGCCGCAGATTACGATGGCCGCGCAGCTACTAAGATGTATCTGAAGATAAAAACACCTGCAGGTGCGGCACAGGCCATCAACGAACTAGGCGCAAAGGTTATAAAGGCAGACAAAAACTATTACGACCAAGCCAAAGAGCTTATGGGTTCCGCGATACCCCCAGTGGCCAAAAAAGTATTCTTGAATTTGCAGCCTGTAAACATCTTAGGGCGGTTGGCGGAGTCTAAAATACCTATGGCTCCACAGCTAAACAACATCATCAACGGTATGAGTTCCGCGTTACGGGAGCGTAACGAACGGCTTGACCCTATTGTAGCGGACCTACGCAAATTTAAGAAAGACAGCCTTGAAAAATTCAACACGTTACAAGCCTTGGTGCCGAACGCAACATATGAACGTATTGACCCGAGACAGGCTGACTTTAATAAAGCCTATGGGCGTGACAAGAATGCAGAAGGGTACAACGAGAAAGAAGCCCGAGCGATCCACGCAGACTTACATAAAAAGTGGAAGAGTTTAGGTAAAGAAGGTCAAAATCTATACGCAGTGGTCACCAACACATTCGAGGCGAGCACCGATGAAGTTATGAAGTCGATAGATGAAAACCTTGCGGCCACTATCAAAGACGCAGCGACACGTAAGAAAGCCATAGATAAACTAGCGAAGCTATTGAACATGGACCGTGGGGTTATCAAACCGTTCGCTCCGTTGACCCGCCAAGGTAACTTCCGTCTAGCATACAACACCATAGACCCAAGGACAGGTAAGGTAGAGCGTTTTGTAGAATACTTTACGTCTGAACGGCTGCGGGAAAAAGCTAAACGCAACCTCAAAGAATACAACGATGGAGTTTTGGCTAAACTCCCACAAGGCGATAAGCGCCGTGCGTATATCTTAAAAGATTGGGAAGAAGGTACGGCTAGTACCGTGGCTAGTTTCTCGCAAGCCCCACCCGATTCTTTTGTGTTCAACGTGTTGCAGACGTTAAAGGCCAACAATGTAGACGCCACCACCATTGATAGTATTGCTGCGTTGGCTTTGGATATGATGCCCGAACGTTCGTTTATGCAGTCGTTCCGCAAACGTGGGGATGTACGTGGTTTCTTGGGCGACAAGACCCCCACAGGGATGGCCGAGGAAGCCTTTGACCTTGTAGACATGGTGCAGAACAAGGGGCGTGACTACAACCGCCAGATCGTGCAGATGCAGTACGGCGCTAAGATACAAGGATTTAAGAACGAACTTCGTGAGTTTGCCCCTGCAGAAAAGACATCTACAGATGTAGGTTTGTTCCGAGATAAACTTGAGCAGATAGCAAACTTTGCACAACGTCCTACAGTGCCCCGTTGGTCGCAAGTTGCCACCTCTGCAGGTTACGGTTGGACCATGGGCTTCAACTTGTCCTCCGCGGCTATCACCACATTCGATGTGTTTATGAGTACCGCCCCACGGTTGATGGGCAAGTACGGTGACAAAGCTGCCATGAAGGCAATGGGTTCAGCAAGCGTGATCCTTGCGCGTAGTCCAAAAGAAAAGATGGTGCAGGTCATGGGGCCGAATGGCAAGATGACTAATCGCAAAGTCAACACGGGTGTAGCTGGGTTCTCCATAGCAAATTATGACTTCGACGCAGCGGACTTACCAAAGGAACTGCGAGACATAGAGGTACTGGCAGAAGTAGCCACTGAAAACGCGCAGATAAACCAGACGTTGAACCAAGAGCAGCTTGACATGGGTAACACCAAAGATGTCATGGAAAAGATAAACTCATGGAACAGCTTCCTGTTTCACCATGCGGAGCGTTACAACCGTGAAGTTGCTATGACAGCTACCTATATGTTGGAGCTGCAGCGTATGCGTGACAAGAAAGGTAGCGAGCTTACCGTAGATGAAAAGCGTCAAGCAGCTATGACTGCGGTGACAGAGACAGAATTTACCCTTGGTGCTACTGCTTCTGCAGGGCGTCCAGTTTATGCACAGTCGGGTATCGGCAACATGGCCATGTTGTTTAAGCGGTTCGCTATCAGTAAATACTACATGATGGCGCGTATGACAGACGAGGCGTTTAAAACTGCCAAGACAGAAGACGATAAAGTTAATCGTCGCATCGCACAGAAACAGCTAGGTCGCTTCCTTGTATCTACAGGGTTGTTCGCAGGTGTAGCAGGTATGCCGTTGATGGGTGCGTTGGGTCAGATATACGACTTGTTTGTAGATGATGACGAAGATGATTTCGACGCAATGCTCCGTAAGACTGTAGGCGAAGGTTTGTACAAAGGTATTATAAACGAAGCCTTGGGTGTAGAGGTTGCAAGCCGTATCAGTCTTAACAGCCTGTTGTACCGCCCACCAATCATTGAGAAAGACCAATCACAATTCTTTACTTTGATTGAGCAGCTAGGTGGCCCAATCGTAGGTATCGGGTTGAGTATTGAACGTGGTGTAGGCTTGGTACAAGAAGGCGAAATACTTAAAGGTACGGAAGCAATCTTACCCGCGGCGGCGAGAAACATAATCAAAGGCGGTAAACAGGCTGCAACAGGTGAAGTCGAAACCCGTAGGGGTGACGCCGTGGTAGAAGATATTGGGGTGATGCAGGTACTCGGGCAGTTTGCCGGGTTTGCCAACGCTGATGTCATAAGAACCTATGAGATAAATAAGAACGAACGGCGGAAAGATGCGTTCCTTAGAACCGAACGTACACGTTTGTTACGCGCTGCGAATATTGCCGCTGCTAATGGTGATGCCTCTGGATACCGTGAAGCGTTGAAAAAGATACGAGACTATAATCGTGAGTTACCTAGAAGCGCACGTAGCAAGAACCTAATCATGCCTGATACAATCAAGAAGTCACGCAGAGCGTTCGATACGCGCACTAAGAAGATGGTGGGTGGTATTGAATACACGCCGTTTATGCTGCGTAGCTTGGACGAATACGATCAGGGTATACAGTTCCTCGACTAAAAAACCCCCGCACATCGGCGGGGGCAGTGGGAGGAGAACGACAAGTTGTCGAGCTTGTCACCTAACACGTATCACACAGTTCGCCACATGCGAACCCCAAACATACCGTTTTCTATGCGAACCCGTATTTCGACGTTCCAATTTTTGCGCGTTGCTACTTCAATGAGTTGTTTCTTAGCTTTGACATTGTTAACGCAAGGCACGAAAATGGACGCCCCCACCACCATGGCGTCCCAATCAACGATGATTTTTACTTGATCTGGTGCTAGATCATCAATCCTCAGTGGCTTCTGGTACAACGGTAAAACCTTTTAACTCTACTGCAATGGCGCGTATCGGGGGCAAGTTAAAGTTAGTGCCTTTAGACAAACGCATCTGTTTGCGTCTAGCACCCATCTCTTTCTGCATACCTTCCAACGTACTTGTGTAATCTAGCTTCTGCTCACCAAGCCACTTCTTGAACGGTTTTGGTACAATATACAGCATGTTTGTATCTGTTTCGTACCGCGCAACCAGAGAGCCGCGTGGGTTCTGATCGGGTATAACCATAGGCGTAATGCCTTCCGCGGCTTGTGCAGTGTCAGTGCTTTTGATTTTCAATATGCTACCCCAATGCTCGGTGGTAAATTCTGTGACAAGTGTTTGTACAGACGCGGTGCTGTCGTCAACAAAGGCTTTCACACGTATGAGTTGCCCTGCTACCCACTTAAACAGCTTCTTCATGTCGTAGTCTACTATACCCGCACGTTTAGCAGCCAATGCCCCTGCCAATATAGCGGAACACCCACCAGACCAGAAACGGTTCTTCTGATCCAACCCTGCGGCCTTGTCTAGTTTCGCTTTAATCTTCTCGTAGTCTGCGGCGATTATCGTCTTGTTCTGTATAACGTATTGCACAAACTCAGGACCAAAATGCCCATAGTTGTCCTGTACATCTTTGTACAAACTAGCAGATGTTATCGGGTCCACATCTATTTTAGGTATCTCGTCTACGCGTAACTCAAGCAACCGCTGCATCTCTGCTTTGGTGTCGCCCTTCGCCATGGCCATCTGTGCGTATATACTTACGTTACCTGACGACAGCGCGATCAGACGCCACGGCCTACCCCTAACACGTTCGTAGTTGCCGCCACCTGCCATTCGGTTCTTCTGCGTTCCCTCCGATAGTTGGTATGCGTAGTCCGATGCCTGCCTGCCGTGGATGTTTGTCATCTCGTCTGTGTTCAAACCCAAGTTGTGCATGACCTCGGCGCGGTTCATCCGCGAGTTTGGCGTATCCCCCTTGGTGCCCGTAAGTCCACGCGGTTCTCCCCATATAGCAGTGCCAGTATACATAGCGGTTGTCTTACCGCCCCCTGTCTCACCAAACAAATGTACGCCTAGACTATACAAACCTGTCAACGGCATCAGGATAGTGCCGAACCCTGCGCATACTGTGAACTGTTGTAGCTCCATACCTTCTTGGTTGTAGAAATCCAGTATTTCTTTGTGCCGTTCTCTTGTGCCTTTGGGGTTAAACAAACTTATCAACCCTGCAGTTTTGCTAGACGGTGGGTTATATTCCGTACCACTGGCAGTAATCAGTTGATCGCCCAACACAAACGCGTCCATCTTTTCGTCATCAGTCCACCCGAACTGTTGGTGCGCTTCGCTTGCCGTGGTGGTTTGTTGTAGCTCGTTTATCCATGCTGCCGTGTACGTCATCAGTTTATCTACGTCCTTACCAAAAGTTGTTATGCCCTTCATGGACATGTGCTTGCGGAACTCTTCGCGTGAGGTGATAGCAGATAGTGGAACTACGAACTCTCGAACCCCATCTCTTGGCAAGTGTAGCGCAAACGCTATGACTTCTCCAAGCTCCACATCATGCAGTCTACGCGTAACATAAAAGTCGTTGTGGTATACACAAACTTCTTCGGGGTCACCGTCTTCGTTCGTGCTGCGTAGATACACGCCCCCGTTCTGCCCCCTAAAGTATGGTCGTGGCAATGCAGGTATGGTGATCTGCTTCGTGCTATCCCCATCTATTTCCTCTATAATATTGTCTTCTGGCGCAGCTTCTTTGACTTCTTTTGTAAGCACCGCAGGGGTTGTGATCTTACCCTTATTTGGGCAACCCTCGCACCCATCAGGGTTCAGCCGTTCTATCGTGCTACAAAAGTGTGGACCGCCTGTATCTTCCATCTTCTTTAGTGTGCCCTGCACACTGTAATCTTCGTGCCGTGCTGACATGATATGGGCCGCTTCTGCCCCGTCCTCACACACGTTGGCTATAGACAACCCTGCTCGCCATAAGTCATGGGATATGCTGTCTTGGTTTTTTATTATGTGTTTGATCTGGTTGCAGCCCGTACCGTTCTTGGTTTTCAACAACAGACGCTTGAAGCTACCTTTATAGTTTTGATACATCGCGTCTTTGAACGCGCTGACCGCAGATGTCTCACGTTTCTTGGGTACTGGTATCGGCTCGTCACCCAACAGCGCAGCGAACGCGTCGAAGTCCACGGTGTCAAAGTCTTCTATACCATAAAATTCTACAGGTAGGGGGTCACCGTACTTGTGATTGTGGGTGCTTGGCACACGTAAAACACTAGCAGCATCAGATGTACGTGATGGGTCTACAGGAAAACCTTGTTCTTCACATAACCTCTTTAGTCGTGTCGCTACGGGAAACCAATCTTCTCTACACACAGGCTCGGACAATATCCAATAGACATGTACGCCACGTCCTGAGTTCACAAGTGTAGGTGTAGGCAAGCTGTTATTTTCGCAGAAGGTGCGTAGTTCATCAATGGCGACTACCTGAGATGGAAATTCCTTATCGGGGCCGCAGTCTAAATCCAAGAAAAAAGACTTCATCCATTGCATGTTCTTTGCGGTGCGCGAACTACTGTCAAAAAACGTACCCAAACCGAAGAAAGCGTTCCACCCATTATCATTAAGGTTACGTGCTTCGTGCAGTAGGTCGTCTGTAGACAAGCAAAATGTTTGTTTAATCTGCTCGTTGGGTTTTGTACCTTTGATGGCCCATACGCAGTATTCCCCTTCGTGCGCTAGAACCAACTCTAAAAATCGTTTTGTTTTCATCACCACCACTCATACCATAAGAGTAACCACGGCTACCGTAGTAACCGTGGTGTTTTGTTTTAATCCTCGTCGTCAAATAAATCGTCTACGATATCGTTAAGATCGCCGCTTGACGTAGAGTTTACCGCTGCCTTTTTGACAGTCTTTTTAACTGGCTCCTCGTCAAACCCGTCATCGTCGTCTGCCTTGGTAGGCATCTCCAATACGTTGTTTGACTTGGGCTTCTCTTTGAATGGGTTTGGGTCTTCTGCCACAAAACCACCATCCACTTTGCCGAACGGGTTGGCACGTTCCATCGGAAGGTACTTAATAACCTGCACAGCGTTCAGCCTTAGTGACACGCTTTGGTTTCCCCCAAAGTCATATGGCACCAACTTCACGGCTACGTTGACCGTGCTGCCAGTAGTCAACTGGAAGTCTGCTGCTAGTGTGTTACCCTGCGAATCATACTGCGCAGGATTGTCAGTCACCTGACCGTTATACGCGCCCTTCAATGTGGCTTTGTGCGTATATGTACCGTTGTCATCTTTGACGAACGGGTTGGCCAGTTTCTCTGCCCACTTGTCCTCGCGGTTTGCCATGTAGCTTGCGCTCATAGCCTTGAACAAAGCCTTTGCAGTAGCTTGGTCCATGCGGAACTGGATAGAAAACTCCGCGTTAGTGTCACGCGGACCGCAAGGCATACTGCGGTTAACTTTTTTGTCAAACGCATAGGTTTGATCTATGCGCGGCCATAGGGCTTCAACGCCCTCAATGATATATGTGTCAGCCAATGTCGTTCTCCTTTCTGGCTATACGTCTACGTCAGCGTCGAAATCAAATTCTAGCTGTTCTTCTACAGGCTCGTTACGTATCTCGGCCTGTTCTGCTTCCTTGGCGGTGCTTGTCAACGCTTCGGTTACGGAAGTCTTATTAAAACGGTATGTGTTACCGATCTTGATATACGTGGACTTAGGGATATGCCCCTGCCGTACCCACGCACGGATAGTAGAAATGGATACCGCGAAATGCTTCGCCAAATCTTCTATTGGTACAAATGGTTCTGCCATTATTTCTTCCTTACTGATATGACATACTCGGTGTCTACGTTCATGCCTTTGGGCATAACGTCTGGGTTCTCCTCCAAAAACTGTTTGATGTTGGTCTGGTTCAACCGTTTGTCTAGGAACTCAGGTACATCATGCTCCTTGATGAAGCTGTACATCTGTTCCCAATCACTGGTCCAATACTTGGTTTTAGTAGACCGAAAAAACAAACCTTCAGAGGTTCTAACGCTCTCGACATTGTGGTTTTCACAGTAGTCCAGTAGCGCGTTCTTTAAGATTTCCTGTTGGCGAACCAACGCTCCATCTTCTTCTTTGTACCTTGCAGATAGCTCCGCTCTTTTTGCCCGTAGTTTTATATAGGCTTTGGTCAGCTTATCTGCAGGGATGTCGGATGTATCCTCCATATGCGTTCTCCTAATTAACGAGAATTACACTTTAGTTGTTAAATGTAACCTAGTCAAGTAATTCTTTGTAAAGGTCGATCATTTTTGTGTGTACGTCTATTCTGTTATTCAATAGTGAATAAATACGCTTTTCCACGGCAGAACCTTGTAGCTGCACGACTGTACAACGGTGCTTCTGACCTGACCTATGAACCCTAGCGTTAGCTTGGGCGTATGTTTCTAGTGAAGACGTTGGCCCCCACCACACCACAGTATTGGCTGCTGTTAACGTAACACCGTGTGCTGCCGACTGCGGTTGGATGACTAGCACCCTTGGATCGGGGGTATTCTGGAACCGTTTGAAGATATCGGTCCGTTGCGCTACAGGTACGTCCCCCCGTATTATTTCTGTAGGCACCCCGTCAGTACGCAACTTATCTGTCAATATGTCAATGGTGTGTTTGAAGGGTACGAACACCAAAACCTTTTGACTGCTCTCGTCGATCACCTCTTTCAGCACTTTATATCTGTGCTTGATGTCGAACTCTAGCGTGTCACCTTCGTCGGTGTAGACCGCCCCTGCAGATATTTGCAGTAGCTTGTTCATAATGATTGCCGCGTTCATCGCGGTTACTTCATCGTCACCCACCGTCATAGTCATGCTCTTCTTGAGCGTGTTGTAATATTTTTTCTGTTGTCGGGTAAGCTCAACGTGTCGGTTCGTATATGTCATGTCGGGTAGATCAAGACATTCTTCTTTGGTGAACCGTATGGCAGGTTGTAAGATGTTAAACACAAGGTCCGATGCGGTAGGTTTGACCACCCACCTAAACTGTGTAACCTTCGTCATAACCATATCGCGGAAAGACCCAAAGAACCTTGGCACAGATTGTGGGTCAATAAGTTTGGCTAGGCCGTACGCGTCTAACGGCGACTGCGCGGCAGGTGTACCCGTCATCATCCACAACCAAGTATCGTCACCCACTAGCTTGTTCAGTACCTTCCATCGTTTAGACTGCGCGTTCTTGTAGTGCGTAGCTTCGTCAACAATAATCAGGTCGAACCCACCGTTAGCGATTGCATCTGACACAATCTCTACACCGTCATAGTTTATTATGACAAACTCAGAACCTTGCTGGATGATCTCGCGGCGTTTCTTAGATGCACCATGGGCTATATCCACACTGCGGTGCGGTGCAAACGTAAACAAATCTTCACGCCACGCGCTATCCATGATGGATAGGGGGCAGATAACCAGAACGCGTTTGACCTTGCCCTGCTTCATTAGGTAGTCCGCTGCCCAGATAGCCGAGGCAGTCTTGCCTGTACCCTGCTCGTTAAAACAAAACGCTTTTGGGTTCATTGTCAGGAAGGCCGCGGTCTTCTTCTGGTGGTCGAACGGTGCGTGTTTACCTGTCCATGTGTACCTACCGTTGATGGGTGACGGTACATTTATATTTAGTTTGCGCAGTGTATGTGCTTCGTCGATACCCCACTTGACCAAGACTTCGTGATCTTGCACGGTCTTGCTCTTAGGTATTGTTTCAGTGACACGTTTTGGGTTGCGCAGCTTTAACAGCAGCGCCCTACCATCCACTATCTTCATGTGTTCTCCTTTCGGGCATCTGCCCGAATTATTTTTTCTTCTTGTAGTTCCGTGCGCGGTTCTTGCTGCGGCTTTCAATTCTTACACCGTCTTTATTTGAACCGCCTTTCGACAAGGCTTTCTTGTGGCTGATATCTTTGCCTTCGCGTTTATCAGCTTTACCGTTCTTGTTTTTATCTACGCCTTCCCGATCCATCTTGCGCCGTGCACGTTGCCGTTCCATACGTGCTTCAAAGGCTTTGCTGCCGACAGGTTTGTTCTTTTGTTTTGGGCGATCTTTGGGGTTTTTGTAGGGCATCAGTTGGCTCCGTTGTAGACACATTCAATGATAGGACAGTATCGCTTACACAATCCGTTAGGTCGTGCGTTCCACATGTCTTCTTTTGCTGCGGTTTCCATCTGCCCATACTTGCCGAGCCACTTCTCCCACAGCTTGGACTTATCATACTCCATGTAAGTATCTTTTACCAAGTCATTACAAACTACAAATAGTAATGCAGCGCGTACCTTTTTGATCTGCGGATACCGCGCCATCAGTGCAAGGGCCATCAACTCTAGCTGTCCCTTATCTGCGTACTTGGCAGACTTGCCTGTCTTGTAGTCCACAACAGTGGCTACTTCATCGTCTAGTATTACTAGATCAGCGATACCGCGAAACCAAACGTCAGAGGCGTAGAAGTCACAAGCCTCTAGGTTCTCCGTCAGGCCCATCTTTATCTCGCATAGCTTTTCGCCCTGCCTGTTCTTCAAAGATGTTAGGGCTTTCTTCGCATAGCTGAACTTCGCGGGTACGGGTGTATCTTTACCAATGAAGTCTTCGGCCATCTTATGGAACTCGTTGCCATATAGTATAGCCTCGGTCTGCACGAACGGCACCTCTTTCAAGATGTGTTTGTGGTAATACTGCTTCGGGCATTGCTCAAAGTCTTTGATCTTACTGAAGGACCACGGCCATACTTTTGTCACTCACATTCTCCATATGATTTACCTGTTCCGCTTTCACATGTGATCGGTAATCCATCAGCCCACTTAGGTGTTTGGCTCATACATTCTTCGACATATGCTCGCGCTTCATCCAACTCCTCGTCGGTTACACAGGCCACAATACTGTCATGTACAGTTAGCACAACTTTGTATCTCTTGGCAATAAGTAACATTTGATGTCCTATGATACAACGTGCAATAGCTTGGCATACGTTCTCCACCACCTTACCACCGTATATACGCTTTGCGCCTCTGCGCGTTTTGTATGTGTACTCGGGACCACGCTCACCCTGCTCTGCGGTCAACCCATGATAAAACATAGGTAGACCAGAAGGTAAGATTATTGAGCTGGTAGATGCGTCCACTTTTAACACGCCCTCGCGCCCAAAGTTTAGGGTATCCCCACGCTGCATATACTGCACCATGTTGTTCGCGGCTCGCCACAAGGAACTGATTGCGCCGTTGGCATCGCGGTATACTTGTATGATGCGCCGTGCTTCTTCCAAGTCTATGTAGACACCCATGCCCTGTAGCTGTGCTTGGAACTTAACGGCACCCATGCCGTAACCTGCGCCAAGGATGGTAGTCTTACCCACAAATCTCTGGTCTTTGCTCACCCCGTCTACTGGCACGTTATAGATACTGGACGCCATGTACTTGTATACGTCCTCGCCATCCGCAAACTGTTTGGTCAAATCATCTTGCCCTGCAAGCCACGCCAACACACGCGCTTCGATCTGTGAACTGTCGCAGTCTATCAGAGAATGTCCTTCGGGTGCGATAAGGCTTTGCTTTAGCTTCTTACCGTTTGGCCCACGGCTCGGTAGGTTTTGCAGGTTGATCTTATCATCGCCACCCCACCGTCCAGTATGCGCAGCGTAATATCTTACAGGGACAGGCAGAAGCCCACGGTCTGAGATGTCGATAAACCTTTGGGTCCGTGTTTCTTCTAGTGTAGACTTACTACCAAGACGCGCCGCTACTAGCGACTGCACACGATCATCCTCATGTTCTAACAACTGTTTGAACGCTTCGTCGTTCTTGGCAAACGCGAATGTTTCTTTGCCTGTGGTCAGGCTCGTCTTCATCGGGGGCTTGACCCCAAACCCTTTCAACAACTCCGCGAACTTCGGGTTGGACATAAGGTCTTTCTTATCTTCTACCCCTGCATCAGTCAGCAGTTTGGCCTTGCGGTCTTTCACATCTTGAAGGTGCGACTGCAACAAGCCACGGTCTAAATCCAAAGTAGGTTCGGTAAACATACGCAGGGTGGCGTCTATCAAACGTAGTTCCTGCTTGGGGAACTGTCGGGCCATCCTACTAAAAAGTTTATAGGTGAGGTTCACATCGTTGATGCAATAGTCGCCGTACTCCGCTAAATCTACGGGTCCAAAATCTCCACGCCTTTTCCCGAGGGCACGTACGACCTCTGTCCCCTTAGTGCCGAGATTGTATCTTTCAGATAACGCCGCGAGACTTGCGCGAGCTTCAGTCCCATGTAAAGCACGGGCGATACACAAAGTATCGGTATACATCCGAGGACGAATATCAAAATGCCAATTAAGAATGGCACCATCAAACATAGTATTATGGCAAAGTACCATAGCTTCTTCCCAGTGGAAGGCTTCAAGGTATTGTTTAAGTTGTTCATGCGTTCCACTAGCCCACTCCGTTTCTCCATTATTTACTTTGACAGCCACGCCGATCACCTCAAAACGAGGATCACGGACGTAGGCTTCTGTTGTTAATTTAGACAGAGAATAATCCCTGTCGTAGAAGGTTTCAAAATCTAACGTGATTAGGTCCATCAGACCTTACCCACTATCTCGCCACCACATGCCATGTAACCACATGCGTCTACCCAGTTGTCTGGATGTGACGGGTTCGACTTTATACGCGCAGCTTTCAACAACGTCATCATCACAGCTACATCAGTAGCACTTACGTCCACACCTAGATGCACCGACCAATACTTACCTATGGTGCTAAAGTTATCTTCCATGTTGCCATGGTCAGCCGCACGATCTTTGGTCACATATTCTTTGGCGGTATCTAGCACCTGCCCACGCGTGACCCTACGCGCTTCCTTTTCAAACACTTCGTCTGGTGTGCCGATCTTCTTTAAAAGTTTATAGACGTACCCATAAGATGTGTTAGTCGCGTCTGCGATTTCCCTAGCTTTCGCTGTAGGATGTTTTATCTTGTACGCCCATATCTTATCCGCGTACGGTGATCCTTTCTTAGCCATTTATGCCTCCACCGCTTCGTCTTTTTCGTCACGTAATACACGCACGATATCTTCCAATGGAGTGACATCCACCCCTATATGTTCAGCGCAGCCGCGGAACCGCTCCAACCACGCAGCTAGACTTGTGCCTGCCTGCCTACGTAACTCAGATTGCGCAGTTTCATCATTAGGATCAAACGGTTCATACCCACCACCATCACGCCTTTTAGACACAGGGGATATATACGCAGGGTATTCTGCCACCTTGATAGAAACCACCGAGCTTTCGACTTCTTCTGTCTTCGCAACGATACGCAAACCAGATGCCATCTGACGTGCCATTTGAATACGGAATTGACGCGCTGCTTCTGCATCATCCATCTCGTAGAACGCAGGGTAAGCCTCATGTTCTGGTTGCCCTGCTAACCAATCGACAAACTCTGAGGGCACAAACATGTTCGCGCCTGTTTTATGCAGATAATCGTCAATGATACGCTGCTTTGTTTTCTTAGAAAAATTAGCCATATTTAGTTCTCCAGTAAATTTATTTTTATGTAGTGGGCCACTACAGCCCACCACCTTCTCATTAGTTTAGCTGTCTCGTCGTGCCACACCGCGCCACATCGGACCACGCTGCGCCACACCCAACCTAGACCGCCCAAACGGGCCGCGCCACATCGGAACGCGCCACATCGGAACGCACCACGACCGCCTCACCCGACCATATCTCACCGTAGCTCGCCATACCCGAACACAACACACCTTGACCGCCTTGCCGTACCACGCCCGTCCGTGCCTTAACCCAACTCACCGCGCCTCAACCGCCTTGACCTCCATACCAAACCCCGCCCGACCTTAACATATCAGACCTCATCTCACCTCGACCGCCCCGACTGACCGCAACGGACCAAACCCCAACACTCCATAACCGCCTTATCCGTGAATTAGGGCGGCGTTAACCGCCCCTCTTCGTTTAAGCTGCTCGACGCAACCGTTCTTCTTGTAGGAACTGCATAAGCTCCGCTGTCTGTTCATCAGCACATTCGGGGTACTCCAATGCCATCTCTTGGACTTCACGCGCTTCTTGCGTGATATCATCCCAAATAGCCTGTTGTTCCCCCATATCCTCAGAACCTGTTACAGAGAACGTGCCATAGGAACCACGACCTTTCTCCTGTCTGAAGTCACCAAGCCCCACGATTATCCCTGCGTTCATTAACAATGACGAGATAGCCATGGCACTGAGCGTTGGTGTAACGAACTTTATATCCACCTCTGCACACCAGTTGGGTAGATATGCACGGGTACGAACATCGGGGGTCTTATTCATATCCGCAGACCGAACAATGTCCATCTTCAGATACGGCTTACCCCAAATCTGCACATGGCTTTCGGGTAGAAATATTAGCCGCTGCACACTTGTCTTAGTGATCCCTGCCGTTTCTAATGCAGCCGTAGCCATAGCACCTTTTACCCCTGCCGCAGGGAAGCACAGCAGCGTGTCTCCTGTTTTCTTAGTGTAAACACTTTCCCTAAATTCTTTTTCGGGGTTATGTTTTAGTTCTTTCTTTTCAGCCGCAGTCTTTTTACCTGCGCCCACTAACAGATCACGCCACGCTTTTGCGCCCATACTATTAAAGTACAACGGTGTCTGACCAACCATCCGCAGTTTGATACGCCCCTGCTTGACAGTATGTATTTCGAGGGGTGCCCCTGCTGTTTTCTTCGCAACCATAGCCATTCTCCTATCTTGGCAAACCATATTTATTTTTTAGTGTTGACGCCCATTTTCGGCTTATGCCCATTATTTCTGCGGCGTCTCCTAACGTCATCTTACGCTGCAACATGCGGTTCAGCACTTCAGCGTCCTTCGTCAGCTTTAATTTGTTCTCCTCCTTTCTGGGTCTACCACCCTTTGAACCATTTTCTTTGTGCATGGTGTTGTTTATGTACCTGTTACTTGTTACTAAACGAGGATTATCTTTCTTATCTTTTTTGATTTGTTGCTCCCACTTTTGTCGGTACAACTCCTCGTATTTTACACGTTCCTGTTCGTTCATATTTTTACACCGTGGTCACGCAGCGTCTTGACGTAGTTATCAAGCTCCTCACGCGCAGCCCAAAGTTCCTGTTGTATGCGAGGCCGCGCGTCTGCACGGTGCTGTTCATCCTGTAAGTTATCAACCTGCCGCTTCAACCATTTTAGGTTGGCTTCTTGAAACGTAGTTAGCTGCTCGTCACCCATAGGTTCCTCCATTGTTAAAGTGGTGCCCCATGTTAGAAGCCACAGGGACTAACCATAACGCGGTTTCTTCGGTACGATCACAAACGCAATGAGTAATATCATGGAGGGCGTTGCTCGTACTGCTGCGGTTTTCGCGGGACAATATCCATAAACCCGCAACCCACTCACAGCTTGGGTTAACCGTCTGGGACCATAGACCATGCACGTAACTCGTCCATTACCGTGTGCATGTTGTCCTCATTAACAACCATGTCCAATCCCCCTGCGGCACGTATTTCTTTTAAGTTCTTCTCTTGTAAGGGTGTGGGTTTGTTGTTCCCTGCCTTACATTCGATCCCAAAAAATAATCCTTCGTAACATCCTATGATGTCAGGTACACCGCTACGCCCGTAGCCACCTGTTACAGGGTAGAAGTAGTAGGCGCGTAATTGCTTTAGCTGCTCTACCACTTTCTTTTTAACTTTTGCTTCGGGTGTCATTGTCGTCCTCCAAGATACCAGTTGCGAGGCAGCGGTGACCGCCTCGCGGTTTCGGGCATCTGCCCGAATTTATTTGTAGACCCAATAAGTATATGGCCCTAGTCTGCTACCCACCCCATCCACATCGGTAAGAGGAGGTGGTACGTCCAACATCATAAGCACAGACAACCTGTCCTGCACCCATGGCGGTAGATCGTCTACAGACATATAATAGCCTTTTAAGTCTGCGTCAACACAATTCATACCTATACATGCCACTTGGACAGTTTTGGTGGTATGGTGTATCTGTATGTTGTAAGTGATGTCATTGGTTGGTGTCACAGTGTAACACCTCACACGTAGAGGTAAAACGTATGGGCATTTACTTTGTATCCCACACCCTCTACGAAGTGACCATCCTCACACATACTCATAGCAGCGCACTTATGCTGCATGTCCTCCGACATCTCGTCTGGTTCGTAAGACCGTACCATTTCCACCTCGGGTAAATAGGTTCGGGTCACGTCTTTGACACGCGCATAGTTGACCACTTGCTTACCCCATCGCTCGGCAATGTGCACAAAGTCCATAGGCACAGCACCTTCTCTGAACCTGTTGGCTTCTTCCTGTTGCTCAAACATATCACGGACAGCGGCACCAAGCTCCTTGTCGATAAACGTATGACCAGACTGCACCATGGTTCGTAGCTCGGCCATCAAACGTTCTGCGGCTTTCCTGTCTGAACCGTAACCGCGTGTGTTTATGCCCACAGCCTGTATGGTTTCGTCGTACTTGTTTCGGACGGTGTTCTTGAACTTGTTCACCTCTTGCGCAACATCTTTCACCAACGCGGTAGCACACTCGCCCACGGTGTAAGATACAAAGTGTCTCTTAGCATGTTTCACGGCGGTATCCATGTTGATCGCCATGCGCATGTTGTGCTGATCCCCACTGCTACAATACTTATTGTTCTCAATGCTGCGAGCACACACGATGAACTTGTAATCCCCGTTTACACTGGTCGCAAAGTCACCATACCCGATGTAACCCATAGTCATCAGGTCACCCTCGCGGTACACATGCAATGTTTTGTCACAGCGTGGTATGGTTTTGACACGCAGCGTTTTCTCTACTGCACGAACGAACTCGTACAGTTGAGGTTTCACATACTTACCTTGTTCGTGCGGTACGCCCTCGCGCATACGTGTATATTCAGCCGTATATACTTTGGCGGCGTCCACTGTTGTATGACTTATAGACATTTTTTATCCTCTCACTTGTTTGTTGAAGCCACAGGCTTTGTTGATCTTACGGTTGAACTGCGCTTTGACAGCCTTCTCATGCTCTGCATCACTGTCAAACGTGTGACCCAGATGGTAGTCAGTCTGCCCCATGAGGGCATACATAAAATGCACACGTAGTGTGTGTTCAGGATCACGTATGATGTGCTTCGCTACATCAGTGTCAAACATATTAAGCATGTCCCATGACCAACCACCAACATTTAGCGTTTCGCGCACCTCGGTACGCATACGATCCGCATACTCACGATCTTTCACAGGTAACAGCGGATACATGGCGAACGCCCACTCGCGAAACTCAGCGATAGCACCCTTCATCTTGGCTTTGGCTTTCTTATCTACCCGAACCTTGGGCGGAACAGGCAACTTCTTACCGCCATCCACAAAAGATATTTTGTCGTCATCAACACGGAACGTCAGCGCCACACCATCATCACGAGATGTGAAGTGTTTAGTCCACTGATTTTTCTGTGCATCGTCAGGCAATGCCCACGCAGCTAACGTCTTACTCTTAGCAAGGTAGTATTCTGTGTCACCTACTTTGATGAAGTGTTTACCGTTACGAACGATGAACCGCATACCGTTCGGCAAGTGTCTGTCTAAGAAACTATACCGACCATTGTGCGCACCGTGACCTGTACCGTTACGCACTTTGATTGTCGTCGTACCATCTCTGTGTCTACGCCACACGATTGGTGCAAGGTTAATCATCTCTGCTTCGGTTGGTTTACCTGTTTTATGGTTGTAACCCCAACTCTTAAACACATCATCACCAGTGTGATACCCGTCTGTCAACACGTAGCAGTTGTTGTTGATCTTTTTGATCCGCTCCCACTTACGCGCACGGTCACCAAGAGGACGTACGTTAGCATCACTGAGTTTACCACGCAGCGGTTTGATAGCATCGTATGTTGCCGCCACTTTATCAAAGGATATTAGGTGTCTGTTTTGCCAATATAAGGCCATTGTATTTCTCCATTTGTTGTGGGGTGACACCACGCCACCCCGATTGATTTCGGGCAGTTGCCCGAATTAGAATGATTTGCCCACGTACCACGCAGCGGCTACCAA